CCATTTAACATCTTGGTAGACATCTATAATATCTATATCCATAAATTCTGGTCTAAAACTATTGATTGGATTGAAACAAAAAGTTTTAAATCCCCTGTCATTTAGGCTAGTTAATGGTAAAACTTCCATTTCAGGACCTTCAGCATCACCTACAATGGTGCACCAATCTAAAGGCATAGTAACTTCATGTTTGCCAATTCTTAGGACCACTGCTGGTCCTGTAAAACTTTCTAAAAAAATCAACGGAATAAAAAAGTAGTCCGGGTTTGAAGGGTCGCTGTTATCTAACACAGCGAATCTCATATCGTTTTCAATTTCGTCAGGGAGCTCGTTTAAAAAAAATGTTTTATTATCTAATGTTAAAATCTGCATTATTGGTATTTTACCTTGTCAATTGTGAAAGGATATTTTGCTTCACGATAGAAGCGTTTTCTTTCAGTAAGATGTTTTTTAGCATATTTGGTTCCAGCAGTCAAGTCCCAGATCTGGACGAAGTCTTTGTCTTCAGCTTTTCTAATGCCTCGCCCAATAGATTGTATAACTCTTGTAAAGCTTTTTCCGGGCTCAAGAAGAACCAAATTAAAAATCCGAGGGATATTAATACCCACAGCGGCCACACCATAAGTCGCCACAATGACCTTGTTATCAGCAATCGCAACTTCGTCATACTCTTCTTTTCTATCCTTGGTTTTAACTCGTCCTGATATGAATACACTATCTACTAACCTGTCCTGTAAAAAATTTCCACTTTCGATACGATCAACTAATATTAAAGTGTTTCCTGATTCGGATATACCTCTAATAACGTTGCTGATATAAGTCATTCGTTCTTGATCTGTTACTAAAAATTTTAATTCTTCTGCATAACTGCGAAATTCTTTATGTTCTGCTGTTTGAATAATCTGCACATGACATCGACTTAAAATTTCCTTTTCTTGTAGTTCATGTGCGGACACACGATGCACCACATCGCCAATTGAACAACGAATATTTTCGAAGTCAATTTCGGCTTTAGGTATGGTTCCAGTTAACCCCCATCGAATAGGTGTTTTTCCTAAATTCTGTGTAAGTAGTTTTTTAAGAACGTCTGCCTTGGCCATATGAACTTCGTCGACTATGACTGCTTCTACACCATCTAAAAATTCAGCAAGTGTTAAAAGTTCGTCATCATCATGTGATTTTTTCTCTAAGATATTCAAACTTTGCCAAGTTGCTATTATATGAGTTCTTCCTAGCTCTTTCCTATCCCCATAATAGACTCCGACATCCAAACGACAATTTCGAAAGTCTTCTTCGGTTTGTTCTACCAAACTTTTATTTGGAACAATAGTAATTGTTCTTCCATATTTTTCACAGATTTTAGCCAAAGTTGCAGTGGTAATAGTTTTACCAAACCCAGTGGCTATCTCCTGTAGACTCTGTGGGTTTTGTAAAAACTTATTGATCACTTCAACTTGATCTTCACGTAAACGAATAGGGTTACCTTCAAACCTATGCCCTGGAGGCCAGGTTAAATCCCCCCAAAAATCTTCAGAAATTTCATCAAATTTTAGGTCAATAGGAGATCGTTGATCTTCAATTTCTATATAATAGTTTTGTTCCTCTAAGTATTCCAAAACACGAGGCAATACTGAAATATATGTAGTTCCACCTAGACCGAAAAAACTCACAGTTCCGTCCCATCGACCTAGTTTATATGCTGGTCTGAACCTGGCTGTAGGGTCCTCTAGCTTGAATTTTTTAACTAATGCTTTTCTAGTGTCTAAGTCTAGGTTAAGAAATTTGCAATTAACTTCGTCTATAATTTTTAGTTGTGTAGTTTTAGACATCAGTTAACCAATCAATGGAATTTTCACTAACTGCGGTATTAGTTTTATCCATTATTTCTAATACGAACGGAAATTTTTTCAAATAATCTCTTGTTTGGTAATGAGCATAGAACTTGCTAAAAACAATTGCTAATCTAAATCGTAGGTTGCTTTGAAAAATTGTTTTAGGAATCTTTTGACTTAGTAATACTGCTTTGGTCTCGTTGCTTAGTGGAGAATTTAGGTGTTCTTCTTTGACATATTTGTTAAAACTGCTGTGGGTGTCATTTGATAGTCTGAATAAAATAGATATTTCTGAATTTTTAACACCATTCTTTTGCAAGAGATCAATAATTTTTTGTGTTTTAGATAATTCACTTCCAGCAGGTATAAAAATTATCAAAGGATAAAGGTATTTTATCAAATTTAAAAAGGATTTTTCGCCGGTTTCTTCTAAATCATAGATAAAATTTTCTTTTTCCTTTTCTTTTAAGAATCTTAATATAACATCATCAATTTGGTTTGAACAAAGCAGTGCATCAACCTTGTCTGACCAGGTATTAATGCCATATTCCTTAGATTTTATGAGAAATTCTTCAAGATGTTGACTTTCTATAATAATTTTATCAGATGGGTTGTTTTTAATGACAAGTTTTTCATTATCAATATCTATCATAGGAACATAATTTTCTATATTTTTTTCTATTTCATTAATTTGATCAAAAAATACCTGAAATTCTAGGTCATAATCGAATTTATATAAGTCAACTAATTCCTTGCAGAACCGAATAACTTCATGCTGAAAAGAAAATTCCCAATTTTTCTCATCACTATTCCATATTGAATCAAAAAAGAATTTTTTTCTTGTTCTAATTAATGTAATAATGTCTTCGTCATATGGGAATTTAAGGATAATTTTTGTATTTTTACCATTTTCCTTAATTAGATTGATTTTCCTGGCAGAATCAATAAAGCGAATTGGATATTTGTATGTAGGGTTATCAATATAATTGGTTACGTCTTTCCGATATTCATTGTTTAATACAGTAATATTCTTTTTTAGAATTTTTCTTGCTAGATTGGCTTGTTTTTCAGTAAGACCTTCTTGATCATATGATAATTTCGTCCCTATACTTTCAATAAATTTGTAATCGTATGGTTTGACGGTTGCTTGACCGTTTTTCCAGAGACAGATAATGAGATTTTCTATATTCATAGACTGATATCTTCTAAGCCTGCTGTTCTTAATTTGATAATGTTACTCAATTGCCACTGTTTGATGTCTAAACCTTTGATAATGCCCAGCCATTGATTGCGTAGCAGGGCTAATTCGTTGATGATTTTTTCCATATCAACAACATCATCTTCGCCATCTACATATTTTTCACAATCTCTGGAACTTAAAGCCCGTTGATAGTTTTCTAGATATTTTTTGAAGACACGGCTGCGAGTCCTTCTTAGTTCAATATTAAGATATTCTAATATTGCTTCAATTTCTTGAAGTTGGTTGAATCTATGTTCAACAATACCAGGAAGGGCCGCAGATGCCTTTTCAATATTACCCTGTATCTTGGATTCTTTTTTGGCTGAGTCGAGTTCTTGATAGAAATAGTCAATACAGTCAGGCAAGAATTGGAGATCCTTGCTGACTCTTGAATACCATTTCATCAATAGTCCTCATCATCCTCATAGTCATACCCATCCTCATCATAATCGTCTTTGTCATCGCCTTGATTTTCATCGTCGAGAACCAATTCAATAGCATTGTCCAGATGAGGATCATATCCCATTACACCTTCTAGTGTAGATGTATCTACTTCCTTGCCGAGTAGGAAATCTACAAAATGATTTGCTGCTGTGTCTCTGTTTTTTTCGGGAATATAATCTTTAAAAGTGTCCCAAACTTCAATAATTAGTGATTCTTCCATTATGCTTCCTCAGTATTGTCCTCTTGTGAAATAGGTGTTACTACTGCTGAATTATCCCATTCTGCCATGATGAGCATTAGTTTGTCTTCAGTCCAATTTTTACGAAACTCTGCTGAAATTTCGCCTGTTTTCTTACTGACATATTGTAACTTATTTCCTGATTTTGTCAATACCCCCATCTTTTCAAACATGTCCACTAATCCACTTGTTGGACTCATGCCTGTTGAGTAAGGAATTTTAACTTGAACAGATTCAAACGGTTTAGCATAACGTGTCTTCATTACTTTGCAGGCGGATCTAATACCTAATACATCACTGACCTTATTGCCATCCTCATCTTCTTTGAGTTTGAGTTTTTTCATAGCAACTACAATGCTTGACGCATAGATAAATCCTTGACCACCACTGATCTTGTCATCTGGGTCAAACATATCTTGGCTAGCATATGTATGATTGGTAGCAACGAGTCCTACATTATATGATCCAAAGGTGTTTACACAATTACGAACTAAGGCAGTTAATGCTTTAGGTTTACGACCCATATCGCCCTTCAAATCGCCAGCTTCGAATTGATTAACATCCGTTGGGGTCAATAACATTCCGAGACTATCTATCACAAATAGGACTTTAGGACGTTCATCTTCAGGCATAACCTTATACTCTTTCATGAACTCGTTGATAGTTTTTGCTACATCATCGATCATGGCCATGTTAAGTTTGAGTAGTTTAGATTCGTCTGTATCTACACCTAATCTCACTAACCAATCTTTGTCTAGAGCATTTTCTGAGTCTACTAATACTACAAAAATACCTTGACTTTGGGCATGACGAATTAAATTGCCCGAACAGATATAACTCTTACCAGCACCACTTTCTCCAGCGAACACAGTGACCTTGCCCAAAGGAACACCTTTGAAAAAGTCTCCGCTAATAAGATAGTTTAGAGCATAATTGCCCGTTGAGATCCAATCGGTTGGATCATTAAAGCCAATACCAAGCCCGTCAATAGACTTGGTAAGGCTCTTTCGAAATTTTGAAATATCAAAAGCCTTACCCATAGTCTATCTCCTTATTGTTGTTGGCGTTTGCGAATCATAGCAATAATGTCAGCAGCACGGCTTGATGAATCATTACCAGATGATGCGGGTTTTTCTTCCTCTTCCTTTACAGCAACTTTAGCGGGTGCTGAAACCGCTGATTCAAAAGGGGCTTCGTCCTCATCTACTTGAGCAGCAGGAGCACTGACTTTTGGAGCAGTTCCACTACCTGTAGCACTACCACTACCGCCCATGCCTGCGGGTTTATAATATTGACCCCAACGCTCCATATCAAATGCTTCACCATCTACACTGGCTTCAAACATTTCTTTGATAACCTTGAGTTCAACTTCAGTGGGCTTCTTGGGTAAGAAGTCGCTGAGTTTGAATAGACCGTGTTGTTTAATCGCAGCCTGCTCCATATCACTTAAAGCACGTTCTCTACGAGCCCAGGTTGAAGTAGAATAATCGGCATATCCACCTTTGGATGTTTTAGTGATTCTAAAATCTAAACCACGTAGATAATCTGTAGGCAGTTCTTCAATTTCACTGTCCATTAGAGCATTTTTAACAATGTTAAAAATCTGACTGCCAATGATAAACCTACGGATAGGATTATCTGGGGTTTTGTCTTCTGCTAATTTTGTATCAACTACAAAACCTTGAAACAGATACGACTTTTTCTTCCAATACTTACGACCCATATCCTCAAGTGATTTATCCTTAAACCAGGGGCGCACCTCTGTAAGAATTGGACAGGACTCATTCCACATTTCCATACATGGAACTTGAACTGTAACCTTTTTAGAATTAGTATCACCTTTTACACCAGCGAATTCTAGTTTGATCATTGCTCGCTCAATCCAGAAAAAGGTGTTATTAGGGTCTCCATCGGGTAAGAAACGAACTGTAGTAGTTGTTCCT